ATAATCCAACTTCTTTAAGTACGAATCCGAGCACTGCACCGATTAATGCAGTCAGGACATACATAGATATGCTTCTCCACTTCTCTCCGTCTCGGTTTTCTAACTCTTCAAGTCGTTTATTCTGTTCTGTTTGAATGTCTAACATGTGTTTCATGTTCGTTGCAAGATTCTGTACAGAAATTGTCAATTCATTTAATTGGCTTAACGTAGACTCTACGATATCTAATCTGCGATTCTGGCGTTTATTTTCTTGATCAACACGTCTTGCAAACTCTTCATGCTCATGCCTTCTTAAGTATTCGTCATCTTCCACAGTGCTCCTTTCCGCTATTCAATCACTTCTGCATCATTCTCTCCGTTGTCTTCATACTCGCAATCTTCCTCGGAAGGTTCCTGATCTTTTGTTGCTTCTTCGTATTCTTCTTCCGTTATGGCTGTATCTTTCACAAGGTGACATTTTTTGCAATCCTGTGTGATTATATATCCCGTTTCTGATTCTGGGTCGATAGCATAACTAGGTTCGGACCATTCATGATCACATCGATCCGTTTCTTCATCATCGATCTCTTCATTATCTTCTAAATCTGATTCAGGCTCATTTTTTTTCTGATCTGTAATCTCTTCCGAATCATCCTCTTCCTGATCTGTAGCGGATTCTTCGGATGTCTCTTCCTCGATCGCTGCCTTTTTTGATTCTGTTGTTGCTTCCGTAGTTGTTTTTTCTTTTTCTGTTGTAGTTACCTCTTTTACCTCTTTTTCCTTTGTTGTAGGCTCTGTTTTCGCTGCCTTGCTTGGATTTGCGAATGCATATGTTGCCGCCAGTACTGCACAGATTACTACTGTAATTGCTACGATAATTCCTTTTTTCATGTTTTTTTCCTTTCTGTTTTTTAGTTTTTTGCACAAAAATAAGACCTTTATTTGGTCTTGCTCTGATTCTCATATTTGCTTGTCTCCTTTCTTGACTTTATTGTAAAATATTGTTATAATTTTAAGGAAGTTTTTTCATACTTGATGTATAAAACCCCTATACATCGAATTTCTTCAAAAGGACGTTTTTTTTTTTTGAACGTCCTTTTTGCTATACAATTAGGTAATTTTTTGCATTATAAAAGGCGCTCTTTCGAACGCCTTATTCCTGTATTAATTTTGGGCTTTTTTGTACACCTTTTTCATTAAATTCACTACGTTCATTTTTCTCTAATTCAAAAATCATTTCCTGTTCATATTGATTTTCTCTTAGATCATTAAATGTAAAACGCAAATAAATTTCGTTGTTATCCTGTTCTCCTTTATTATAAGTGTAATTTATGGCTTTTTTTGACTCTTCCCCTTTTTCAATTGCTGTTGCCAAATAAGTCCCATTGCATTTTATATTTACTGCACTATCCAGCCCAACATTTTTAATAATAGCTATAGCTTGTTGATTTTCACATTCATTAGAATCCTTAGCCACTTTTCTGTTTTCTACCCATATTCCGTCTTTTTCATTTAAAAATCCGATTGTCTCAACTTTTAATGTTAAATACGGACGAATTTCATCCATTTTATCATTTTTTCTATCTTCATCTGATTTTTTTAATGTAACATGAACTCCTAAAAATGTTATCATGCCACCAATTATTGCTCCAAGAAATGATCCTGTAAATCCTAGCCATTCCGGAATACTTATGATTTTATATCTAATTGAGATACCTATTATAATCCCAAGTACTAATAACACTACTAATATAACCAAACATTTATGATTTTTAACAATCTTTTTTATATCTTCCATTTTCGTTCTATCCTATACCAATTCCTCCACCAATAAGTCTGCAATTTATCATACTACATCCATTTATCTGTAATTTTTCTTCAGTAACTTCTACCTTATTACCAAATACATTACACTTCATTCGTATATTTATAGTATTTCCCTTGACTTTCAAATTAAGAAAAATTTTTCTCGCTTCTAAATTTATTACCAAATGTCCAGGAGAATACCTTATATCCCATAAATCCTTATCTAAAAATGCCTTCCATTCATTATCTTGTATAACAGCTATAAGTTGCATATTCTGGTCAAAAATACTGCATTCAGAAGCGCTCTCCCATTTTTATCAATATTAAAATACAATATACGTGCCCCAAATACAGTTAAAATATTTTGTGTTTTTGATATTTCAGCTCCACCAAGTTTTACAACGATATCATCAAATTTTCTTAACATGATCTGGTTTTGTACTAGTCCAGTTTTTTTATTGATAGGATTCTTCTTATCTTCAATAACCCTCTCTTCGTAGTAAGCACCTACCGTAGCTTCTCTGTGACAATTAGGACATAATGCTACTAAATTTTTAGCTTCATGCTTTTTCACCTTGCTCCATGGTTCTATGTGATGGTATTCAATAATCGGGCATCCACATTTTACACATCCAAAATATGCTTCCTGTCTTACTTTACGTTTCATAGCTTCTGGAATCGGTGGTCTGTTTGACATTATTTTTCCTCCTGTATCATTGAAATTGTTGTTCAAACCAATCCATATCTACAGGTGTAGCATATCCAATCCAATGCTCTGTTCCATCATAAATCGCAAAGACACAAAAATCACTGTCTATTTCAACAAAGCCACCATATTTGTTACAGTATTCTATCGTTTGTTCTATGTATTTATCTTTTTCATACATTTTTTGTTCGAATCTGATACGTTTCATACCTGCATTTCTTTCTTGATCTGATAACATTGTATTTACTTTTATTTTTACAAATGATACAATAGGTCTAAGAAATAACATATTGTATCAATAACCCAGTAATAGGTTGCAGCCTGAATCTGGGTTATTTTTATTTTACTAGGTTATATACAAATAATCAATATAAAAAAAATAAGACCTGTCTGGTCTTTTCTGTCTTTCTAATTAACTAAAGCCTGCTTTAGTTAATTATATGAGATTAACTCGGCTTGAATAATCTTTATTATCCGTTGTAGTAATTTCATAACCAGCGTTTATATTTCCATATCCATTTACAAAGTAGTAGCATCCTTTACCATACACATCTGGATTTTCTTCGACAAGCTCAAATCCTTTACTAGTTCCATCAAATTTACAACCATATAACGAAACGTTGGTCAGCATATTATTCGCATTGTCAGCCCCTGTGGAAGTTCTATACGCAATTGTTTTGAATTTAACATTTCTTTCGCTGGTAGATACAAAAATGCAATTTTTAAATACTATATTCCTATTTTTTTGAGACGCCAATACATTATGCACAGTAAATGTATTAGCTGGCTTTGAATTTGCGCCAACTTGTGAGCCATCAAAAATGACATCTTCAAATTCCCAGTCAGCCCCATCTCCTGTTCCAGCACCATATATCGTAGAATAATACGTTGTGACACCTTTTATTCTACAGTGCTTTACATTTCGTTTGTATCCGCTTGAGTTTCTTGCAAAATCATCGTGTATTACATACCTTGTATTTTCACCAATGACAGTCAGGTTTTCTATAGCACCCGTTTCCTTAAAATTTAATGTAGATACATACAGCTTTTTGTTGATAAATTTAGCTTTTAATATGACATTTTCTCGATTACCTAAGCCTTTCAATGTCACCCAATTCGGAATCATCAATCCAACGACCGAACTATCATTTTCGTCATCTGATATTCCTTCCGCCAAATCATATTCACCCTCTTTTATATAAATTACATACCTGTTGTTTTGGGAATTATCTGTAATGCTATTTATTGCATCTTGTAATTTTCTAAAATCCCCATTCCCATTTATATCAACTGTAATTTCATTTGTTTTATAAAGATTGTATGTCTCCGTAATTTCGTGAACATCTGGGATTCCATAATCTTTTGACGTTTTATTTCCAGAAATCTCTACTCCATTTATAGTTGGTTTATTTTTGATATTTTCGTATAGAAAATTGATTATCTTTTCACCTTTTAAATATAATGTCTTATAATAAGGTGTCCAAATTTTACTAGGTTCTGTACCTTTTTCTAGCATTACTTGCTTATCAAAATATACGTTTGCCATCGATACTCTAATATATCTAGCATTTATTGCAGTCTTGAATGTTTTCACGTCTGCCCCCGAAATATATTTTCTACCTGCATCGTATTGAATAACCACTGCATTGGGCATAGTTTCATAATTTCCATCAGAAAATATAGATAATACATAATCCGTATTTGGTTCGATCTTTACGTAATCGTCTATGGCTGTAAAACTATCATTATATCTATCACTTCCACTTGAAGCTGAATAATATTTCCCTCTTGTATAATTTTCAAAAGCTAAAATATTTCGTGAAGCTGTTATATCAATACATTCCTCTAATGATTCCTTTAGTGAACCAATTTCTTTTCCAACTACAGCCGAATCCGCAGCCTTTCCAGTTTTAGTCAAGGTTGTGTCTGTTTCGGTACTTAAATTATCAACTTTTTTATCAACTTCATTTAATTTTTTCTTTAAATTATCAATCTTGTCAAACGATTGTAAGTCTTCACGATTTGTTTCAGCTGCACCTATAAGTTCACTAAGTGTAATATCAGCACCGTCTGATCGCCTAATTAATATTCGATATTTATAATTTGCCGTAGTTTTTTCGATAGTTAGGTTTTGATACCAACCATTTTCGTTCCACAAGTCGGTTCTATATTTTCCAGCTAACCAATGTGCAACATTCCATTGGTAACCTTTAGGTAATTTGATTGTAATATCTTCTGTTGCGTTAACATCGATAATTGATCGTAATATTTTATTAGAGGATTCTTCTTCCCCTGTATCTTTATTTATCGTTCCCAACGCAAACAAATTCATATCCACATACGTAGTTTTTAGACTTTTTTTAATTCTAGATGTATCACTCTTTAGTGAGCCAATCTGCTGTCTAACTGCTTCTCCCGCACTCTTATATACAGTACCATCAGCACCTGCTCTTACATCTTTTAATTCGGCTGAACTTATATCTGTCGCAATGTCTTCATATGCTATTGTTACAACTGCCATAAAAACATACTGCCCAACGACACTACTTGATCCCGAGTACACAGTTATAACATATTCATCGTTTGTTGACTCTACATTATAACTTGATGGGATGCCTTTACCATTTATTGCTACTCCATCTAATGCTTTAGCAATAACATTAGTATTTATAACTGTAGGTGATTTATCCTTTATGCTTTTCAGTGTTTCATTGTCTTTGCTACTAATTTTAAATGTAAGGTCGCTGGCGCCGTTGTTTCTAATAGTTGCCGAATGTACTGTTACTAGTTTTGTTGTATTTACAGTACCTGTTAGTATAGTATCGATTCTTCCATTCAATGTTTTATTATCATTTTTTAATTCGGTTTTAACTTTATCCATGTAAGTTTTATTACTGTTAATCTCTTCTTCTAAATTTTGATTTTGTGAACGGGCAATTTCATCTTTATACTGATATTCATTTCCTTCTGAATCTACAAATCCTTTTACTGTTTTCTTCATTTTTAACCTCCTATTTTCGAGACATTATAAGTATTTCATCTTCAACACTAAATTTCATCTCATCTACATCAATTTCTACCAATTCGCTATCCTTCACTGTGTGTCCTACTTCTGGAAATTGTTTTTCAAAAACGGGAAGTGCTGCCCATCTGGTATTGAATTTACGGTTATCTTTTTCCAAAAATATTGAAAACTCTGTTATTCCACGATAGCTGCAGGCATCGTTACCGATTACCCAATAAAAATTAATTTTTTCATCGTTGAAAACAATATTAGGTGGATCATATTCACCTTCCATATATCTTAATCTTCCTCGTTCAATATTTTTATATCTTATCTGTATTTCATACTCAGACAGATCTAACCCTTTATATCTCCGTGGCATTTCAAATTCTAATGTATTTACATCCTTATCACCTACCACTCCAAGCAATCTAGTGTCAGAAGGTATATTTATTGTCCTTAAATCATTATCAATCGTTATCATATTTCAGTTCTCCCTACATTTTATAGCTTTCATCTGGCAGAAAATTTGACGTGCTATAGGATAATGAAGTTGTCTTCCCAGAAGATATATTTACACTTGTAGCTCCATTTATTGCGATTGATATTCCATTTTCATCGCTAATTTCGTTATCCGGATAAAAACCTTCCGGCAATTTTAGCTCGAAGCCTGATAGGTCATTTTTAGCGGTCACCCTGATATTACAAATGTTCATTTGGCGAAATATTGACATTGTACAGTTCTTATCTGTAAAAACCCATTTATACATTTGCTTTTCTTCTGAGATTTTTCCTTTTATCATATTCCAGACTTCTTTTAAAGCTTCTTCTCCCATTAATGCCATATCATATTTCTCCTTTACATTACACGCATATACTTCTGACGTCATCCGCAGACATCTCTTGAACCCTGCTTCCAATAACCGTCGTAATAATCTGTGTGATATTTTGTCTCGTCTGGTCTGAAATTCCATTACTCTTGATTAAGTACTTACCCAGAGTCAATTTCTTTGTTTTGTCTACTACAGAGGTTTCTATCTTTAAAACTCTTGATGATAAAAATAATGCAGCACTTTCATCCACCATATTAATCGTGTCTCCAAGTGATATGCTTTTGGTCGTATTTGATATATCACATTCATAATTTGTTGCGATATCGCAAATTGCTTTTAATTCTTTCAACGTTCCTTCGAACAATGTCTTCTGATCAACTGTATCGAGATTGTATATTTTCGTTATATGCCTTTTTGTCCCATCGATACACCTTCCCCATTTTTCAAGAGCGTTTCTGGATTGTAAACAGTATCCTTTATCTGGTATTCCGTCCCCGTTTCTATCATCAAATTCTTGTTGTACAATGACAAAATCGCCATCATCATATGCATACCCTTCTAACGTTATTGCTACTCCGGACGTATCTGCAGCACCATATGCGTATAACGATGTTGCCAAATTCTGTATTGATTTTGAAACAGTTATTTTGTCAAAATCGATATATTTTCTCAGTATTACACCCTTGCTTTCACCTCTTTTTTTGTATATATCAATGTATTTGTGAGATACCGTTTTTTCATCGCTGCTCAAATCGAAGCGATAATCAATTTCGATAGCAAATAAATCAGCAATGTCTTTTAACCTTTCTGATCTTGTCTGCTCTGAAAATTCACAAAGTTTCTGGGTACTATCACTCCGATTGATTCCTATCTCATATCCACTTCCTATAATTGTATTTGATATTGCTTGCGTTGCTGTCCAGGACTTGGCTTCTTCTGTTTTTAATGCAACTTCATTTAATAATTCCATTCCAACATCTTCGCAATAGATATGCCAAGTCATAGAGTCGTCATCTTTCTCAGAATCTATGATCTGGAACATTATATCCTCATCATTTTCTGTCTTCCGCAAAATATAGTTTCCTGGTGTTGTGCAAATCTCAATATTCCTCTGGTCCGATGCCGTATATGATACATCGCATTCAAAAGATGTTGCCATTGTTTCAATATCTTCTATTTTTTTATCATTTGATATAACACTTCCTTTCGGCAGCTTAGTTGAGGTTTTCCCTATAATATTTAATTCACGATCTGCAAAATACAATATCATAACCACACCTCCCTCACTAATAATTGGGCTTCTGGAATCCCGCTCCAATCTGACGTCAATACTCCGATCGTATTCTCTCCAGGGGATAAATAAAAACTCTCCCATGTATTCCCTAGTGCTCCAAGTGTTTCTGATTCCCTATTATTCACAAAAATTTTTGCGTCTTCACATTGTGCCGTAATAATATCTCCAGTTTGAAATGTATTTCCAGACCCTTGTTGTTCTGATACGTTTCCGATCTGTATGATTGTTTGCGCATCATTTTTATATGCTGCAACATATCCAGCATTACTTTTCATTTTCCATTGTATTTTGGGGAAACACTCTTGTGTCCCTTCATAATAGATCTCTGTTTTTTTAGATAAACTATATGCTTTTTCCTTTATCGAATATTTGAATGGGTCAGCACATGTAAATTCTAATTCTCCAGTAATACATAATCTTCCAGGATCTACATCTCCAATCGAAGTAAGTGTTCCAGTGAAATATTTATCTGGTTCATCTGCAAATACAATCCTTGCAGAATCCACATTTAAAATCTGAGCCATCTTATTATAGGCCAGACGGAAATCAAAAGCGGTAGGACTCATCAGCTGATATCCTACCGTAATCACTCTTTCTGTGAATCGTCTTCTCTTAACCTCTTTACCGTGTCTTCTGGTTCGGTCAAAAAATTCTAATTCAGGAGCAAGAGATTCCCTTCCACTAACATATAGTGTCCTATACCCCAGAATCTCATTTTCAAGAAATTTTCCATTGAAATTCATTGCTTCAGAAGGCAATGCAATCTCATCTTGTGAATCATAGATATCTATAAATTTGTATTGCATATGCGCCTCCTGTTACAATCTTCCTAATTTTCTGTTCTGTCTTGTCTGCCGTTTGCTTAGCTCTGCTTCTGTGTATGGAGCTGTTACTCTTGCAACCTCTTTGCCATCGAGATCAACTGGAACAACAATCGTATACTCTGCTTGTGCATAGTAGTCATAATCACTACTAAGACTACCGCCAACATCTCCTGCAATCGCAAGATTATCAAAGTTTGGAATTGTTATAATATTGTTCATCGTTTTATCCAGTGTATTACCCATAGAAGAAATTCCCTTGACAAATCCTTTTACAACAAAAACACCTAGGGCTTTCATGACACGTGATGGTGAGTGGATTTTTAGTTTTCCTTTCACTGCCCTTGTGAGGATATTAGCCAAATCTTTTGCCGCCTTATTTAAGGCTTTCTTGTTAGATTTAGATGTTAGCCCCTTCACAAAACCTGCAGTTGCTTCTTTTGCAATTGTATTCATTTTTGTTTTCAGCTTATTCAATTCGCTCGTAACTGCGCTATTATAATCTTTATCAATCTGATCAATATAAGGCTTATAATATGCTTCTGCACTAGAATTAGCTGTATTCATAAAAGCTGTATAATCTTTTCCGTATTGTGTTAACCACGCATCACTTTTCTTTAACAGTTCTGTTGTATATTTCAGACCCTGTGCAGTATCAAGATTTTGGATATCTTTCATGAGATCATACGGAAGCACCTTTTTAAGTCTCTCCATATTTTTTGCAAGCTGTTCGACCTGCTTTTTCTGTGCTTTAAAATCCACAATAGAAATAAACCCATAACTATCTGAGCTAAAAAGATCTCCATAATCAACCAATTTACTCTTATAGCTATCCCGATCTGCGACAATCGCATCGTATTTCTCTTGATATTTCTTCCCAAGAGCTGTTAACGCCTTATCTGCCGCATTGATTGCTTTTTGTCCTTGGTTCTTTATAGTTTTGCTCATGTCAGATTTTAGAATCTTTCCAACCTTCGTATAGGCCTTTTTAAGTTTTGGATTCTGTTTTTTTGCTTTTTTGATGCCAGTGTCTATTGTCTTGTTCAATGATTTTGTAACACTGGATACTTTACTATTCATAGACGATTTATATTTATCGACTGCACTGCTTGCAGCATCTTCGTATTTTCGTGTCTTTGTAGCTTTCCTCATTGTATCAATAGCTGTTTTTGCCAAAGTCTTACCTGCAGATTTCACATTGTTTATTCCGCTTCTGATCCCAATTGCAAGACCTGCTGCAATGTATCGACCGTCTTTCTTTGTAAGTTTTGATGGTGAATGAATCTGAGCTTTTGCCCTAATTGCCTTTTCTGCTGCTGATACCATTCTGGATGCTGCAGCTTCGATCTGTCCAAGGCATGACCTCATTCCCTGCGCAAAACCTTGACTGATATAAGCACCTGCACTATATGCTCCAGATCGTCCTGAACGTAATCTTGAATTTGTGCTAGATACAGCTTTTGAGGCAATGGCTGGTCCTTTGCTTAATCCACTTTGCATGGAAGAGGTGAATCCGCTTCCCATCTTCTTTCCGGATGATTTTGCAGCATTGGCCGTACTAGACATTGATTTTTTGATTCCAGATAGCGCTGATGTTGCTTTCACTCCCATGGATCCAAAGCTTGAATTTACAGATGTTGATGCTGCTGATAGAGTCTTCATGCCGTTTGCAGTCTGTTGTATGTCGGAGCCTTTACGAGAGATTTTTCCAATCCCGATTGCTACTGCCCCAAGGCTTTTTGCAATAGATCCTATCGATAATCCGGAAATCATCTTGATTCCTTCGGCTACACTCTTAAATCCAGTTCCTGCATTCTTCGCAGATTCTCCAACAGACTTGATCACGCCCGAAATTCCATCAAGTACACTTCGAAGCCCTCCGCTGATTGCGCCAATGACAGTTTTGATAACATTTCCAAATGCAGTAAATCCCGTACTTGTTACTGTAAGCGATGTTCCAAGTATTAAAAGCCCGGCTCCTGCTGTCGTAGCTCCTACTCCTACTGCTAAAAGACCGGCTCCAAGTACAACGCAACCAGCTCCTGCTACCAATGATCCAGCCCCAAAGACAACCATACTTACTCCAAGTGCAGCGATTGCTACCGCTCCTGATGTTCCGTATTGAACAACTGTTGGCAATACTCCTGCAACAACTGATAGCGATGCAGCTGCTAATAATGCTCCTGCTCCAACAAGGACAATTGCTGCTCCAAAAGCTATAAATCCAACTGCCCCTGCTGTCATCGCTGGTCCAACCGCTCCTGCGATTGCCATTAATGCTCCAACTGCTACAACCATTCCTGCCATGCAAGCAATCGCTGGTGTTCCTGCATTAGCAAGTGCGATACTTGCTGCTGACATGATTGCTAGGCCTGCTGCAACCATTAATATTCCTGCTCCTAAAGCGAGTAAAGCTACTGCTCCAGCTTGTGCTCTTGCTGGTGTTTGAGAAAATATCTTCATTGCAGCCATTCCGCCAATTACAAGTGCAGCCAATGCACCAGTCATCCCAAGCATTATCCCTATTGCCAATCCGCCGGAATTAGCTAGTGCAATACTTGCTTGTGCCATAATCCCAAATCCAGTTGCAACCATTAAAACTCCTACGCCTAACATCATTGTACTTTTTGCCATCGTTAAAACTGACTTATTGCTTACTTTAGCCGAATTTCCTGTGGCCACCTCGCCTGCTGCTACCCCAAAAAGCTTTGCTGCAAGTCCTGTAATTCCTTTTCCAGCTAACGATAAAATTGATTTCGTAAAGCTTCCTATCCCAGGTGCAAGAGTTTTTACAATTTTAAATGCTTTAAACCCAATTAATATCTTTGGCAACGTTGTTATAAGACTTGCAATCGCTCCAGAATGTTTTTCCGCAAAACCAGCTAGAGCTTTTAATCCCCCTGAGATGCTATCAACTACACTTTTAAAACCAGACACAGATTTGTCGGATCCAAAAGAGCCGTTTAGCTTTCCCGTACTTTTTCCAATAGCACTTACTGCAGAACCGAATGCTTGTCCCACTTCTTTTGCATCTGTTTTAAAAACATCCCAGTATTTCCCTGCTTTTGATGCGAATCCTCCTATCTTTGTTGCTATTTTATCACCATCTACTTTATCGAGAAGGTTTGTGATGTTGCTAACTCCTTTAATCGCAATGCTGGATACTTTATCAAACGCTGGCTGTAACTTATTAGATGCTGTTTCAGTCAAGCCATCCATTGCCTGTCCTACAGTCTTATATTCTGTTGCCAATTTGGTAAACTGTTTGTTTGTTCCAGTTTTTGCCACAGCATCAAAGAAATCTTCTGTTTTTATTTTTCCATCTTGAACATCTTTAATTAACTGTTGCGTAGATTTTCCCATTGTTTTTGCAACTGCTGCAATACCTGCAGGTGTCTGTTCGACCATCAATTTGAAATCCTGCCATTGTACCTTAGGCTTTGCTGCCATCTGAGTTGCTTGCTGGGATAAAGTTTTCATTGCTTGTTGTGGATTTTCTGCAGCTGCTGCTAATCCGCCAAAACCCTTTACAAGTTTTGTTGTGCTTTTTGTACCAACTGCATCTAACTGTGCATAAGTAGATGCCATATCAGAGGAACTGTAGATTGTTTGTTCTGCAAACTTTTGAAGCTCTTTTTTAGTGCTGACAATCTCTTTTCGTGAATGATTATTCATTTCCATATTGCCTTCAAACGTTTTCCATGCAGCACTTGATTCATTTAAACCGCTAACAATTTCAGAAAGTCCAGAGGTAACTACAGATACGGCTTTATTTCCAATCGCCATCATTGCCCCGAAGCCGATTCCTTTTTTTAAAACAGCACCTAAGGATTGTGTCGATTTTTGAGCTGCTTTCATTCCGGCTTCAAAACCAGCATCTCTTGCCGTCAATATTGCTTCAACACTATATGTTTCTGCCATCAGCTCTCCCTCCTTCTCAACAATCTCTTCATCTTTTCAAATCTGTCTGGTTTATTCTTCTGCTTTGCTTGTTCAATCGCATTTTCATAGTCATAGAACTTTTTAAATGTCGGATAGACAGGCCTTTGTTTGTTTTTTCCTGCTTTCTTTTTTGCTCGTACAGCAAAATTAAGAAATGCCTGCAGATGGTTTCGATAGTCTTTATCTACTTCTTTTAATCTTGCCGCTTCAGCCATGATCTCATATTGCGCGATCGTCAGCTGATCCACCTGATCAAATGATGTAAAACCAAAATACCGGAAGCAGTCAATTGCTATCTCCCGGTACTGTTCTTCGAAATCTTTTATTTCTCCTGTTTCTGTTCCTTGATCGCATCTTGAATCTCCTGTGTCGTTTTCTTGGTAACATTTGCACTCTCTAAGAAACCCAATACTGACTTAAACAGTTCATCAAGATCTGTTGTTTCATCTTCAATAAACTTATCTAATTCTTTCTTTTCCAATCTAGGTGAAAATCCTTTATTAGCAATCAAAAGAACATCCTCTAATGCTTCAATATCTCCCTCGATCACTTCTGCAATCTTATATCGCATTCCAATCTCTTTTGTTTTCCCTTTAATGTCTTCTACTGGAACAGAGAGAGTTTTATTTAGCGCTCTCATAAATCCCATGCCAAAATTAAACTCGTAAGTTGACTGATTAATCTGTAATTCGTACATGTTATATCCTCCTAAGCTCCTGTTTTTGGTGTGTCTACGAATGCATATGCCTGTTCCTGCTGCTGTGTTGTTACAGTTACGTCTCCGTCTGCACCTGTTCCGTTAATACCAAACGTTAAGGAAACTTCTACAAACTCATCTGCATTAGCTGTGTATTCAATCTCTGTTAAATATCCCTGAAAATACGTTCCTTTGAACTTGTTATTTCCTGCTTCCGCTGGCTCTGCTAAATTTGCTTCCCAGATTTCGATCAACGCGTCGTCATCCAGTGCCTTCTCTAATTTATTAATTAGCTCATCGCCTTTCTTCAAAATCGATGTCGCTGTGATTTCCACTTCTGCAGCACCAGGTGTTCTGATAGAACCATCCTTTGTCGCAGTAGAATCAGCATCTTTCGACTTAGTACGGCCATTCTCTGTTGTGAATGCCAATGCTGTACCACTCTGTGTTGGTGCTTCTGATAAAATTCGGTACAGATAAACAATCTTTTTACCTTGTACCGCTTCATTTCCAAAAAGCTGTAAATCTAACATTGCTACCTCCTAATTAAATGTAAATTCTAATTCTAAAACCCCATGCATTAGGGGTTCTTTTGTTGTTGCGTCTGAGAGGACTCTTTGATTCACTCTTACAAGACCCCAACCAAAATTCTTTGTTTCTCCGATCTTGTAGCAGATATCTTTGATTTCTAGCAATATCTTCGATAGTGTTCCTCTCTGTCTTGGATTGTTATGCCAGACATGGATTACCTGACTAACTGCACCAAAGACTGTTGTTTTATTTGCCTGATCATCCTGTGTGCTGTCAGCAAGATAAATAAAAGGATACGGGGTTCCATCTGGCGGTAAGAATGTATCATACACACCAATTCCCGTATCCTCATATTTTTCTTTTAATTTTAACAGCAGCGCAGTAAATAGTTCCTGCTGTGGATCCATATTATTTCATTACCTTTTCTAAATCCTTTTTAAAAATCTGCTTCTGCTCACCTAGCGCCGGGCGCACATACGGTTGCGATTCCATAAAACGTGTTCCATATTCAACATATTCTGCATATTCTGTTGTCGGCGCTACAACCGCAGTTAAACCGCCATCTTTGATATTAAGGCCAATGCTTCTCTTTAATGCCCCAGTATCTACAGGAGTATATCTCTGTGCTTTTTTCTGCAGATCAGCCCCGTTCTTTTTGACTACTGTCTTTACTACGTTAAGATCCATGTTTTTTCTGAGCTTTGCATTTAACTGATCTAACCCATTTACCTTGATACCACTCATCACTGCACCTCCGATACAATAAATGTTTGCTTGGTCCTAAGTTTCCTTGAGTGATCAACTTTATAGATTTTGTTTCCAATTCTAACCTGATTAAACGGATGATCATAATGATTCTGTAGCTGAACCGTCAAACTTCCCTGTTTGATTGTTCCATAGATAAGCTGCATCATTTGCGTTGATGTATCCATGACTGTTGCCTGCTTAGCATCTTCACGTATAGAATCTTCTTTATAATCTCCTGTTTCCGGATCATACTCTCCTTGCGTCAGTTTCTGGAAATAAACCGTCGTATCATATCTCATAGAAACCTCAACTTTCCTCGTTTTGCATCTTTTTGCGTTTCTAAATATGCCCGAATCTCATCCATAAACGGAGCAAAATCATTTGCGGACGCATATGACTGTGTTTCTCCTTCAACATTATGACTTGCCAGTCCTTCGGATCCAATGCGATTAAAACGAATGATCGCTACTTCGATAATGATGTGTTCCATCTCATCTGGTGGATCTGCGCCGCCAAGAAGCAATCGAAGCCTCGATTCTACAGAATCTAAGATCAGCATCAGTTTTTCGTCCTGTGTGGAATCCTCAAAACAAAGCATTATCTTAAGCTTTTCCAGCATTCGCTTTCTCCTTTACTTCCGCGATTAAAGGAACTCCCTGAGCGTTTCCGCTGCTAAGAAGTTCCTCGATTCTAGTTTTATTTGGCACTGGATCTAATCCCTGTCTTGGATATGTATCCCCAACGTCATAGTGATGATACACTTTGCCGCCTTTAATATCTTTATAATCCTGTAGATCATGAAATGCTTTTACTACCTCATAAGCCATATCAGCACCTCACTATTCTTTCGCAGCGGACACTACATCCCCTGATCTTACTGCTTTATAGTTACGATCACACTCAACAATTGTCACATGACTGCCTTTTGCTGCTGTGATTTCTGATACTCCATCCCATTTAGACCAGTTCTTTACATCCATGCCGTAAGTTACTGTTGTTGCCGCAGATGCATTTATTTTATATTTAAATGCATTTTTCATAGACATGAGCTGTTCATCCATTGTGATCGCTGTATCACCAGCATTTGTACCTTCTACTGCTGTAAGATGTAACTCTCCAAGAGTCTGTGTATCTCGGCTTCCAACACTTGTATAGGCGATTGCATCTAGATATTCGCAGAAAAGGCGTAAGCCCATGATTGCGAACATATCTGAAATCGCTCTTTCGTATGTTCCCTGTGCGTGAAATCCAATAAATCCTGTTGTTGGATCTGTTGTGTAAGATAATCCAGCTTTTACAAATTCACTGTCTCCTGGATCGACGTAATAAGCTACGATGTTGTTTAATGGAGTTGCAATTACAACACCTTCTGGAATCTCAGAGCTGATAAATACTACATCAGCACCTAAGAAATTCTTCATGTACTCAAATCCAAATGCTGTCTGCAGTGTAATATCTGCTGCACCTAGGTATTTGTACACATCAAGTGTATTAACCCATACAGCCACACCCGTTGCGGTTCTTTTCATCTTCTTGAATTTGTCCTTAACTTTTCCGATAGACATTGCAATCGCCATCTGCCATGTCGTTTCTGATCCTGTTAATGATCCAGCTTTTAACTGCTTGTAGAATTTATCACTAACCTTATTTTGAAGATCTGATTTAAATTCTTCGTCTGTATCATTGACAGCAACATCATATCCTTTTTCTGCAATTGCTTCCAAGGATACGCCTTTTCGATACTTTTCAATCTTAATCGTATCGAATACCTTTTCTGTTACTTTGTACTGAGAATATGGGATTTCTTCTCCCTCTCCAATATCTCCTGATTTCAGTTCTCCTGCTACTTCTTTTGTTTTTAAGGCACTTCCATTCTCTTTTCTGATCATCCTTGCGATACCAAGTACATCTAATAATGCCTGAATATTCTTTCCGAAAGATGTTACAAAGTCAATTTCCCTTGCCTTTACTTCTAAGTTTCCCTGTCCAGTCGTTCCATCTGGTGCTGCAAATAACTGCAGGTCTAATTTATATTTTCCCATTTCTTCTCCTTTCTTTACTGGAACAGATTGATATTTTCTCGGATCATCTTCTGACGTTCAATCGGATCTTTAATATCCATAATCTGTTCTTTTGTGATCGTGTTTCCACCGCCTGTTCCTGCTTTTGGTGGTTTTCCTTTGATCGCTTCTTTAACTGCTGCCTGCACAGCTTCTTTGTACATTTTTGCAAATGATTCAACTGCTGTCTTAGTTCCGTCTGCATCGTCTGCTACCAAATTACCAAGAAGCTCATCTGGAATATTGATGTCTTCGTCCGCTAACATCTTTCGTGCTGTTTTCGCAAGTTCTGTTCTGGCATTCATCTTTTTCAGTTCTTCCAGTTCTTTTTCTGCTTTCTTCGCACGATATTCCGCTTTTTCTTCTTTGGTCATTTTAGCAAGCTTTTCTGCTTCAGTCAGCTTATCGTCAGTCAGTGCCTTCCATTTTTCCTCTGAGTTGGTCACTGCTGTTTTGATTGCTTTGTTTACTCTGCGGTCAAATTCTGCCTGATTTCCTTCTTGCGCTAAGAAGTCATCAAACGACATTGGTTCATTATTTCCACCTTCTGCTCCGGATCCATCGCCATTCCCGTCTCCGGTCCCACCGTCATCTCCTTCTGTGAACAGTTGTAAAAATAACTTGCGTTTCTCCATGTTTGCTCCTTTCGCCCTGATCCGTCTCTTCCAGATCATTGCTAACAAAAACTTAGTTTAACGACTTTTCGGTCATAATAGTTACACAATCCGAACATAATTCGGATAAGCATCTGCAATGCTGCAAATACCAATAAAAAAGGAATCTATCAAAGTTTTCGATTTCTCTGATAAATTCCTGTATTTGATAAAAGCCTGTCCAGCTTTTAAATCGTATTCTATTTTGTCGTCGGTTAGATCATGAATCGACTTTACTAGGTTCTGCAATAACATCGACACCGATGCACATATAATGTCTCTGCCATACTCTGCATAATTTGCATGACCTACTACTGCGATTTCGTGATCACGTATTTTTATTTCTATCATTTTTGTTTTTAGCTCTCTTTCGAAGTCTTTTAATTATTTTGTCTAAATCTTGTTCGGCTTGTCTCAACTCTTCTTCCGATAAATTAGCGTCTCCTATAACTCGAAACTTTGGAATGTCGTCCTTGATCATTCTTTGTTTTTCTTCTTCTGTTAATCCTTTATAAATATCTTCATACGCCATAGCTACACCTCTCGTAAAAGAATATACCAGACTCCATCTACTTTCTTTTTGCTTAAAACCTTGAACCCTGATTTTCGCAAATAAAATAAGCACTACCCATCATCATTAGCAGTAGTGCCTATTCTTCCCATTCTTTAAGTTGATTGCTTTCTTCCTTTAATTTTTGAAGTTCCTTTTCTCTTTCTTCAGGAGCCATATCTCTGTGAATAATTACATCCTTCTTTTCTATGTCAATTCTCTCCATACAATTCCGAACTCCTTTCCAAACTCAGATAATGTTTTTATCTGAGCTTTCTCTATATCGTAATTGTATGGCGCAGATACATATTTGTCAACGTTTTGATTGAAATATGCACTTCTAAACGGCTTATTTCCTGTTTTATATAAAAATACTCTGCCGTCGTGCGTAGCGACAATACCAAATTCATAACCTCTTGCACCTGCAGACACAAAATCACTTCCTGTTGGTAGAATATTTGTAGGATGATTATGTATACCTATAATTCCATCCACATTTGCATATTGTTTAATTTTCTTTATCTCTTCTAAAGATAATTCTACTCCAAGCTCATTTGCTCCCTTTGTCTTTGAAAATAACCTTTTGCCAGTCTTAGCACTAATTATGTATAAATCTTCGCCATCTGTTCCATTTCTATGAGTTAGTATTGCTCTTGAATACTTTCTCACAGAGTTATTAACAGCACTATTTTTTGTTATTTTATTGAATTTTCTTCCATAGTGATCCGATTTTATTTCGTCTAACAAAACATGATTGCTTCCTTTACGTAAGCATTCAATATTTGCGCTTTCCGTTACATTTAATTGTTTCCATGTGTCAAAATCAAGTCCATGCTCCGAATACGTATCTAGCCATTTCTCATAATCATTATCATCCATATGAGCCGCTGTACTACAATGACAATACGGATGCATTGGCGGGGCATTTTCTCCGGGCATCATATCCTCGACTTTAAATACCTTTCCATCCAATGATCTGCATTGACTGCATGCATCCGCTTTCTCACATGCTATGTATTCATACTCTTCAAAGCCATTCTGTATAAACGACTGTTTCTGGGCTTCTGTCTGAACTCTTGCAAGTTCTGTAACCATCAGCCTCATTGCGTTGCTTTCACTGACTCCAAATCGTTTTTCTAAATGTCTTGCCAGTACACTGGGATGCTTTCCTTGGATCAATCCTTCTTGAAGAAGTTTATCAATCTCTGATTTTAGCATTGACTGATGAGCCCAGATACGTTCGGACCAAGTTGCATTTTTGTAAGACGCATTTACGATCACTTCTGCTTTTTCGCCATTGTTCTGAATTGTCTTTCCAAGAATACCTGCTTGTTTTCGCATTTCTTCCTCTGTCCGCTGCGTAAATGCGTCTCCAAAAATCTTCTCGAGTTCATCATAGCTACCAACTAAATGCATTCCAATATTAGCTTTCAACAGCTCTAATCGATTGATCTTCATCGCTGCATTATAATACCGCATTTCATCATTTGCTTTCTTTGAGAGATCTTTGTTCTTTACATAGCGTTTTGCTTTCTTAGCATAGGCTTCAATATCAATCTCTGAAATTCGTTTCTTAGCTTCTGCCATCGTGATTCCTTCTGATTTCGCATATTTTACATAGAATCCATTGATCTCCTTTTCTATATTTTCAAGCATATCCGCATAAATATCATCTAATTTCTTTTGATACTCAGCTTCATTTTTGATATTCAATTTTCTCTGACGTTCTTCTCGCTCTCTCCAGTAATTTTTACTGCTCATCTGTCTTGTCTCCAAACATCTGCTGCATTACTACATCTCTCGGCTTCTCCTCTTCTTTGTCTATACGTTCAATCTCTGTCTTCGGATTATCCACAACACTTAAGACTCCGAGCTGTGTTTCTTGTGACACAACGCCAGAAAGATTTTGTGCGATCTGACTTTCTTCTAATAGGTTTGCTGGAACATTTGGTGTGAATTTATAATGCAACTTCACCCAATCATCTTTTTTCATAGCATTTCCAGGATTGCTAAAGATCAGCTTATATCTTCGATTCATTCCAGAGGTAAACTTTCGTTCTTTGGTTTTTCTAAGGTTACTCATTCCCTGCAATTTATATGCCATTGCAATACCCGAACTTGTTCCAAAATTTTCATCTGAAATATTGGCTACCATGGCAATTAAAAATATCAGATTTTGTAATCGATCAAGTAAGTTTTCCTGCGTCGTGTCTCCGTTTGGTTTCTGTAAGAAATCAACGATTACACTTTCGCCATCTCCATCAAAGTTGATCACACGGTCTGATCTAATATGTTTCAATTCATCCTCATCTAGCAAAGTCCCTATAATTTTCAAATATGCATCTGCAAAATAATCTACATCATTGGCTTTTTCACTGATTGCTTTGTTGAATGCATTGATTATGGACATCACCGGTTCGAATATTCCTTGGCACTCTTTATTTTCACGATATTCCGTAGCTGGAACCCCATTAAAGTAATGTAATTGTTCTTGTTCATTCCAAACAATCTTTCCTTTTATAGTAAACCATCGAACTTTTTCTTGGTCCGATACACTTCCATGCAAGACATTATCCTCGTCCCTATATAGCCGAACAAAATAGCGTTCACGTTTAAGTACCGAATCATCATAGATCATAAACGCTTCTGTTGGATCTAAATATATAATTCCGACGTTTCCATCTTCATCGTTATAATACATTTCGTACCCTTTTCCATAAATAGAGCAAATCTTAGACAATTCTGCATTGTTGTCATCCTGATCATTATACTGATCAAGGAATTCTATGTATTTTTCAATCGTTTCCTCTCCACCATCTACTATGATTTTGATTGGATTTCCAATGAAATACCCGTTCATTGTGTCTACAATGTATTTTGCAAAGTTTACAGCAATACGATTATCGGGTTTCCACTCTGGTTTCGGTTTTTTGTGAAAGATTGGGAAATCTGTTTCGTATGCATCTTGTAATTGTTTATACCGAAACATGCTTTCTGCAGCATGCCTTGCGATAAACCGACTCAACTTCGCATCTGTTAGTTCTTCGTCTGGCGATATCCTATAAATTTCTTTACGCATCATATTCCTCCTTTCACTTTTGTGTTTAGTCTTGGTTTCTGTTTTCGTTCTTCTTCGATTGAATAACGTAACATGGCCATTGCATCATCAAAAAATGGAACTGGCTCATCTAGATAAGTATTGGTTCTCTCATCCTTCTTCCACTTCCATTGCTGTATTTCTTTAATTGTATTTACACACGTTGGATAGATATGTATCCTATGTTGTTTCAAATAGTCAATCTGTGCACTGACACTGTTCGGCTCTTTTTTTACTCCTTTTGCTCTGTATCCTGCTTTCTTCCACATCTTGATACGATCTGGTTCCGCAGAATCACACCACATACGAAGCTTCTTATTGAATCTCCCTGCTGCCTTTTTGATAATTTCTTCTGTGTCCATTTCGTAGACATAAAGTTCCTGACATAAGTACAGATCGCCATCTTTGAATCCAACCTCCCCAATACAGTTTGCATGGTTAAATCCAAAGTCCTGTGCATTTACCATATAATCAAAGCGTTCTGGTGTACGATCAAATTCTTCTATGACATAATTTTTAAGGATCAAACCTGCAACTTCTCCCCACTCTCCAAGGCCATAAACTCTGTATCCTTCTGGGTCTACCTCTTTACGTCTTAGCATTCGTCTGTGATATGCTTCATCGATGAATCGGTTCTTTTCGTAAGTTGACTGGTGTGTGAGTACATCAGGATCAGCACGATCAAAGAACACTTTCTTGATCCAGTGGTGTGCTGATACAGGGTTAAATGTCATTCTAATCTGATAGAACTGTCCTTCTGGCAATTCTCCTCTCAATCGGTCGTCAATGATTTCAAAATCCGACTGTGTGATCTCTGTTGCTTCTTCTATCCAAACATCGGTAAGTTTCCCTCGCTTGAATGTGATTGATTTCAGTTTTTCTCTCTGTCTTTCATCATTCACTCCTCTAAATATAATCTGATTGTGATTACTCTTGCACTCTATGATCATATTAGATGTATTGATATACCAGTATCGCTTATACCGTTCTCCAAACATCCGAAAAATAGCACCCTGCAATTCTGCAAAAGTGCTATCTCTATTCGTTACATCTGCTTTTCGGACACATAAAAGGTTTCGCCCAGAATCATTCATAAGCCTTAGGATATAGTGCTGTGCTGTATCCATACTCTTTCCAGATCCAGCAGAACCCTTCATGACGATGTATCGTTTTTTACTACGATCAACTTCTTTAAAACAAGGATTTGCCTGTACTTTTATGTTCATCCAGTATCATCCTCACCATAGTCGATTGTAATGTTTAGATTCATATCAACATCTGTTTCAACTTTATCAGTAAAGAGTGCGTATCTTTTACCGAGAAGCTCCGCAGCTTTCAAGCGTTCTTTCTCCGATGGACCTTTTTCTATTGTTCTGGCTTCACTGCATCCATCTCCGATTCCTTCCACAACGATCTCCTCCGCATTACTCTTCCCACGCATTACCGCAGTTAGGTATTCAATCACTTCCTGGGCGTCCGCTGTTTTCTCATTATGGATCGCTTCCATTTGGTCCGCTACATACTTTTTTACCTCTTCAATCTTTAATAATCTACTTGCGGCAGCAGCCGCTACGTCTCCATCTTTTACTCTTGGATATGCAACTCTGTAAGCCCGAGATGCATTCAGATCTATCAGGTATTCATCAGCAAATAGCTTTCTTTTTTCTGTTAATGCCATCTAGGCTCACTCCTTTCTCTAAAATGGACCTCCAGGGACTCGAACCCTGGACCGATCGGTTATGAGCCGATTGCTCTGACCTGCTGAGCTAGAGGTCCTTAAATTTATGCACGAAAAAAGCACCCGAAGGTGCCTTAATTCAATATTTTATTTCATTTTATCACTTTCTTCATTGATCGCATCCATCCCGCTTACTGCATTATAAACGCAAAACATTCTAAATAAATTAATCACAAATTTAATTACTTCTAAAAAAATAATATTGTAATACGCGAAATATATCAATAAACCAATTACTGCAACTACATTACTTAATTCCGTATTATTCATAATCAAAAATTCTTCTGGTATTACTCGCATAATTATAGCTATGAATGCGCCAACCACTATCGATAATGTATATATAATTGACAAGTTTAAAAATGATTTGTTGCTTTCTCTCAAAATATTATTCTTCGATTTTAATAGTTGGATTATTACAGATTTCGATAACAACGCCTGAAATATAGAATATGCCCCTATTATCATCGCAATAAACGCAATAGAAATATTATTTATATCCTGAACAACTTCACAGAAAATTGATACAGTCTTTTCATTCACGCCAATAAACAATGCTTCAAAAATCGCTAATATTCCTGCTAATAAAAATTGCCATAAGTTTTTCTTAGAAAACTTAATCTCCTCAACTATACCCCGTATTAAATTTTTATTTTTTCCATCCTCGACTATCTCCCCGACATTTTTTATCATGCTATCCATAAGCACTCACCTTACTTTTTTCTTTTCTTAACAAACTCCTCGTAATTTATTAAATTATTTTCGCTTTGAATGTGTAATGGATTCAGCTCGTGACCATAACCATTTATTTGTTCGTAAGCATCAGACAACTCACCTGTCACCTCAACCTGTAGTACCTCGGATAACTCATTATCTTTTATTGTGCCTTTCTGTTTTCCGATTGCCTTGTCACTGTCCTCTTTGTACTGAACTTTTAATTCAGTTTTTACCATGCCCTCAGTTTCTTCGATAATATCAGCAACACCATCTACGGATTGAGGAGAAGGAAATTCCATTCTTCCTTTGTTACTCTGTATCCTTCTTCTAATTTGTGCTTCAATACCACCAAACACTGAATCGTAATCCCATTCATCATTCAGTGGAAAAAATTTAAATATTAATTTATCTATCTTCTCAACATCCGCTAATGCAGTTCGGACACTCTGTGCTGATTTTATACCTGCAATATTTATATGCGGATATGGAAGAAATTCTTCTTTCCCTTTTCCCTCTGCTTTTTTAATGTCATTTTGTGTTCTAATATATTCTTTTACCACATCCTTTATCGTAGCAGAAAAACTTCTAATATCTGGACTTCCACTTTGATTTTTCACAAGGACCATTCTATGATTTTTAAGATATATCATAAACAAAGAATATGGTGACGATTTTATTCGTTCATTTGTCATCTGCAATCCTGTAGCGTTATCATACACCGATTGAACTGACAAAACTGTATCCTTGATAAGCAACCCTTGTAATACATACTCATCTTTTTCAACTTCATTTATGCATACGTTATGAAAAAATAATCTGGTTCTATTATCTTTTCCAACCTGTCTGTACAATCTACTTGTCATCGCTGGAAGCATTATGTCATCAATCCGTTTGATCATTGGCTCAGATTCTTTACCAAAAACTACATTCAGATCTGCAATATACATCTGTCTTTTTTCCATGTTTTATCTTCCCCCATATAATCATTTTTTACATTTTACCATTTTTCCAGCCAATAAACTACTATTTTCGATAAAATTCTCTTGGCAAAAAAAAGAACACCGTATTTCTACGATGCTCAAAAAAAATTATACGGGGCGAGTAAAAAGGACTCTATCCAATTTCCTCAAGTATAACTATAACACACTTTTTTGTTTAATTTGTTTAATCTTTTAGATTTTCACTAACTATTTGAGAAATTCTGCCTTTGGAATAGCCTAGCTGATCCCCGACTTCCTGTTGTGTATTGCCATTCAAATAAATGAGTTCAAAAATCTGTCTTGTATTGCTATCAGGAATCTGACTGATAAACTCTTCAATCTCTGTCAGAAGTTTGTCCACCTGTTCTCGTCTCCGCTCATTAATCCTCATTTGTCGATCGATCATATCTGCCTGCTTGGGCTCGTCCATTATAATTCTCATGTGCGTTTCGATATAGGGAAACGTATCCATAGATCCTTTTACTTTCCCAATGACTGCCGGAATCCTTTCTGCTCTCTCATTCAGTTTCTCCATTTTGTCTTCCAGCATCTTCTGCTCCCTCTTCAGAGATCGATACTGCCTTAGCTTTTTCTTATCCATGTCTTACCTCCTGTCACCTGTGTTGCATCAGCACCCTAAATGTCTCCCCAATGTTTCACGCAATGTCTATGTACGAAACAATCTGTCTTTCTCTTTGTTCTGGGCCACTCTGTCTCATCATCCTCTGGGTCCATCACTTCACCGCAGACCACGCAGCAGGGACGAGCCCCACCGTGTTTCTCTCTGGTCTTTTTGTATGCATTCATTGCTGTCCTGCTATTTTTAATCATTGTCTTTCTCTCCCCCTGTGTCATAGATCTCACAAGAGATCACTTTATTGCCAACTCCATTATCCACAACTTCGAAATCAGCATCGTATCCGACCTCAGCCAGATGATCGATGATCCCAAAGTCACTGCCATTATCCTGCGAATGAATATAGACCTTCGCAAGCTTCTGTCTGATCTTTGTCATAATTAATTTACTCCTTAACTTTCCTTAACACTCTTGATCCTTGCCTTTAAGGCATCCAGAAACGAATCCTGTGTAACTTCTTTTGCTTCCAGTGCATCCATGACGTTCTCATCATATCCGCCGGCAGTGACTAGATGATGGATCACAACATTCTCTTTTTGTCCCTGTCGGTACAGTCTGGCATTTGCCTGTTGATATAACTCCAATGACCAGTTAAGTCCAAACCAGACAATGATGTGCCCACCTGCCTGAAGGTTTAATCCATATGCTGCACTTGCCGGATGTGCAAGTAGGATATCCATCTGCCCATTGTTCCAGGCTGTGATGCTGTCCGGATTCTTTAACTCCCCGATCCGAAGCTTGCTCTTTTTCAAAGCCTTCTGGATCCGTGCCTTATCATGCTTAAAGTTATAAAACACTAAAATTCCTTTTCCTGCATTCGCATCGATGATCTCTTTTAAGGCTTCGATCTTCTCATCATGCACCTCATGGTATATGCCGTCTGCATCATAGACAGCCCCGTTGCAAAGCTGCAAAAGTTTATTACTTAAAGCCGCTGCACTTGTAACGTCAATAGTCTCTCCATCGATATCCGCGATCATCGTCTTCTCCAGTTCTTCATACTGCTTCTTTGCTTTGTCCGGAAGTTTGATATGACGGACATTGTCGATCCGTTCTGGTAATTCCAGATAATCTTCTGCTTTCATGGAGATACAGATATCTTTGATTCGTTTGTTGATCTCTTCGTCTGCCCATGTCCTCGGGTTGTACTCATAGATCACATTTCCGTTTCTTGCTCCTGGTGTGAAATAATTATCACGGTATCCGGTTAAAGTCTTTCCTAGCCGTTCTCCTTCATCCAGAAGATAGATCTGTGCCCACAAGTCTTCCAGTCCGTTCGGAGTCGGTGTTCCTGTAAGCCCTACGATTCGACGGATGTGACTCCTGACACTTTTTAATTTTCGGAATCGTTTTGCCTTATTAGACTTAAAGCTCGACAACTCATCAATGATCACCATGTCAAACGGCCAGTCATTTTTGTAATAATCAACCAACCATGAGACATTGTCTCTTGATAACACCCAGATATCGCCGGGTGTGTTGATCGCTCTGATCCGCTGTTTGATACTTCCAAGGACTGGGATCACCCGAAGCATCTTTAAGTGATCCCATTTCTGTGATTCTCTTGTCCATGTATCTTCTGCAACCTTCTTCGGCGCGATGACAAGAACTTTCCGGACTGCAAACCGATTGAATCTCAGATCATTGACTGCTGTCAGTGTGATCACTGTCTTTCCAAGTCCCATGTCAAGAAACAATCCTAAGACCGGATCCGTGATCATGCGGTTAATGCAGTAACGCTGATAATTGTGCGGTACAAATTTCATATCATGCCTCTCTGTTCTAACTCTGTGATCTTGTCCAGGGCCTTGCCGGGATTCCATGCTTCAATCTCCCAGATCACTCGGTCAATGTCTTTTTTATTATCAAGAACGGTTGCATAACACCCTGTTGCTAAGATCTTACGGATCTGGACTTTCTGAAGCGGTGTTGTTTTTTCTCCTGGACGTTTCAATTCTACGAATCCAGATTTTCCGCCCTGTAAGATTACAACTCTGTCTGGTACTCCGGCATTGCCCGGGGATACAAACTTATATGCCATACCGCCGACCTGTTTTACTTCATCCCTAAACTTGGATTCTATACTGCTTTCTCTCATATCATTCTCCTTTGTTTGTAATCAATGTAACATTGTCCCCCTATATATATACGCGTGTATAGGCGTACATGGGGTATCACTATACCATTACCCTTTATATTTTATTTATATATAATTTAATGTTTACAATGTTTATATAGGCATTAGATATAGGATTTAAGCCATTTTCTTGTAATCAATGCCCTGTTTACTGAATGTTTCTCTTGTTTACCTTTCCAAATATTGTATGTTTACCTTTTAATCTGTCAACACTCTGTTTACACGCGTATATCCTCTCTGTGTTCCATAGGGGCCGAACCTTACAGACGATACGCGTTGCCACCCATCAATACAATTTAGAATGCCATTGATCTCTATCGTATCCCGCCTTCGCATTTGTTTGAGATCTCCACCAAAGCACTCACACCAAACCTCAGCCGCACATATTCGGTCCCTTTCTACTAAGTTGCTCTCATCTTTTACTTGAAATTCGCTATTGAAAAAGGACTTTCTCTGCGCAACACTCTTCTGTGCCCAGTCTGTTGGGATCTTCTTCTCCAAAAACTCTCTGATCACGCCTTCTTTTGGCGATGCTTCTCTGTAAGTCTCCTGTTTTTCCTGTGCCACTTTGGCAACATCTCCGGACATATACAACGGCTCTCCTAACATCCATCTTGCCACCGCTTCCGCCCATACCTGATCAACTTCCGCCGGCAGTTCCTGAAAGATGTTCTTCTTTGGTTTCTGTTTTCCGAGTCCGACCGGCCAAAATCTACGGTTCCCTGTTCTGTCCTTTAAGAACTCTTTATCGTTGGTAGTTCCTACGATGATACAGTTTCGTGGAAAATTTGCAGTCCTGCGTCCGTACGGCATACGATAAACGTCTTCTTTTTTACTTAAAAACTGTTTGACCGCATTCATCTCTGATCTGTTAAATCCAGTTAATTCTCCAGCTTCAATAATCCAATAACCCTGCACCATCTCTGCCGCATCTTTCCCTTCAAACGTACTCATCGAATCGGAATACCAGTCCTTGCCCAACATTGAAAAGAACGTACTCTTTCCAACACCCTGCGCCCCAGACAAAATCAGCATGTAGTCAAATTTGCATCCTGGATGCATGGCTCTGGCAACTGCAGCACACAATGTCTTTCTTGTTGCTGCACGTATATATTCAGAATCCTCTGCCCCGAAATAATCAATAAGAAGTGTATCTAAACGCTTAACCCCGTCCCAGTTAAGGCTTGTAAGATATTCACGAATCTTATGCCTTTTATGTCGGTTTGCATAAATCGCCATGCCGTCTAGGATCCTTTTCTCTCCTGTGATCCCATAGGTCTTTTCCATGTAATGCCTTAATCCTGCATCATCTTCATCGGTCCATGCACGATCCTTATAAGGGAACTCTGGATGGAACTCCCACGGCATTGGCCTGCAGACAGTTGCCCTGCTTGCAAATTCATCGTGATATAATCGCTCCTTTAAGTTTGGATCATTCTCCAGAATGATCAGCACGTTGTCGATCGTCTTATTCGGCATTCCTGTTTTTGAACTGCAGCTTAGCTTTTCCATCCAGTCAAGATTTTCTTTTGAGATCTCCTGTGAAAATTCAGACTGTGCACGTTCATAACGTTCCGCTGTAATGATTTTCGCGACATTCGGCTGTTCCATCGCAAACTCACACATTGCAGAAAAGGATGGCAGCCTTGTGATCGGCGTTCCTTCCTTCGATTCATAATCAAGTTCACAGAACTTATGGATCCGGACCAGATCAAACGCATTACATAATCTTCCACCTGCTGGATCTGTGGCATGATGGCTGTATAAGAACAATCCGTCCTCATACAGCACGGCCCCGCCAACTGTTGATCCCTCTGTGTAGGTATAGCGACCCGGATGCATATCGCATGGCTCATAGATACCGTCTAAGAACGCATCCATTGCCTGTTCCACTGTATACGTCTTGCAGAATGCACCGACGATTCCTTTCTTTTCTAAGGGATTTCCCTGTTTTTTGATACTGCGATCACGAAGCTTCACAGCTCCTGGTACTTCCGGCCACTGTGTGATATCTCTCCAGTTGTCATACGTTGCGAGCATTCCGTCTTTACTTAAAAATGGCTTGTCCGCATAGCAGAATCGATACTGGCTGTCCTTACTGCAGCTGGGCCAGTACATCAGCCGGACTGTTTCGAAAGTTGTCGGGTCAAAGATACCCATTCCAATATATTCTGCAGCACGTCTTGCGATTGGTTCATATTCATCTGGAGAAGCCGGCTGATCTAATGGCAAAATGATTCGAAGTCGCGGTGCTGCTTCTTCATGCTTCCTGGTACTGTAGATTACATAAGAACAACCAAGATTTTCTAAGGTGCCGATCACTTCATCAGTTCCACCTGGCTTTATATGATCGGCATCTAATGTGATCAGATAGCGATAACCAGCATTTTCATTTCTTCTCTGTTCTCCGGAAAGTTCCCCGCCGACAAAACCACCGACATCTTTGATCTCATCCTGCTTTGCCTTGCGGTAACCCATATACTCTGCCAAAGTTTCTTCCGTTCTGATCGGATGTTCAAGCTTCTCCACAAAATCAGACCAGTACATCTCCTGTTTCAGCCAGGTCTTTGATCTTCGGCTGCTTCCCGTTGATATTTTAATTTTTAAGTCATTCTGAAACATGCCGTTCCTCCTACTCTTTCTTATAGAAATCTCCTGTAAATCCATCTGCATTTAATGGCAGTCCGTCCGCCCACTCCGGAGCCTTGCACATCAGATCAATGGCTTTCTCCAGTGTCAGATCAGAACCTTTTGGCACTTCTGCTATAATCTCATCGTGGATATGAAAGTTGATGAGGAAGCCGCCAAATAACATATTCCGGATCGCATTTGCCAGCAGATCCCTTGCAACTGCCTGTACAATATTCTCGACCAACTTTCCACCATATGTTTCAAGTCTCTGCCATTTTTTCGTTCCATCGATGCCCATGTATGTGATACTCTTGTTTCCCCATGCATTCTCTCCGATCTGCGGATCTGGATAGAACAGACATCGTCCAGAAGGAAGTTTGATCATAAAATAATTTGCATCTCTCATAAACGTGATCCCATGCTGAATCTGGTTTGTTGTTCCAAGTGTTACCGTCTCGATCGCACAATTCTCTACGGTATACCAGAAATCCTGAATCCGTTTGTTCGCTGTTCTCCATCGGTGTACGATATCCGGAAGTTCTTCTTCCGTAAGTCCCATCTTTAAGGCGCCCATCTGGATCAATGCTCCAGTACCACCTTGGTACCCGAGGGCTAATTCTGCGACTTTTCCTTTTGCCCTAAGTGCATATTCTGGATTTCCTTTTTTGATCTTCTCGATCGGTACGTTGAACATACTGGAAGCTGAAGCTTCATAAATCTTGCCATGAGTACGGAAGACTTCCAGTCTCCAATCCTCTCCAGCTAACCAGCTGATCACTCTCGCTTCGATCGCTGAAAAGTCTGCAACTACGAACTCATACCCCTCTCTTGGAATAAATGCCGTCCGGATCAGCTGTGAGATCGTATCTGGCAGACTGCCATAAGTCAGTTCAAGCATCGCTGCATTTTCCTGTTTTACCAGATTCCTTGCTAGTGACAACTCTGGAATATAGTTTCTCGGAAGGTTCTGAACCTGTACCAAACGTCCTGCCCATCGTCCTGTCCTGTTTGCACCGTAAAACTGTAATAATCCACGGACTCTTCCATCCTTACAGACTGCGTTTTCCATAGCTGTGTATTTCTTCACGGAACTCTTGGCCATCTCTTTGCGTTTCTTCAGAACATAATAAACTGCTGGATTCGCTTTTACTTGCGGAGCTTCTAACAGTTCGTTCACTGCTTCTTTCTCTAACTTATCAATATTTTTTCCGAGCTGATCGGATAACCACTTTTTTAACTGGGCAACACTGTTCGGATTGTCGATTCCAGAAACACGCCGGATATCATCTCCAAGCTTTAATGCCGCCTGATCACTTAATTCCAATGCCCCATTGATCAATGCAAGATCCAGCTGAGTCCCCTGTTGATTAATGGTCTGGTCATAATGCCAGTTGGTCCATTCCTGTGTTGGAACTGGATAATCTTTCAGATGATCTTCGATCGCACGTTCCACTTCCACATCCTGTTTGCAGTATTCTTTGAACAGATTCCATTTTTCCATATCATGTTCTGGAAAATTTCTTGTACGTCCGCCGTTTCTCTTCGTAGGCTTGCATGGCACACAGAAATAACGGATCAGTGCTTTTCCAACTGCCATCTTTTGTTTTTCCTGTGGAAATCCCATTGCTTTACCAACTCCTGCAAGAGATGCTGGATACCCACAGTATAGAGAATGGATCATCGTACACTGCCACTGATCCGGCCAGATCTCATAGAACTGACTTAATGCATTGATCTCAAAGTTTGCATTATGCGCCATCTTGATTGTTGCCGGTGCTTTCAGATCATCGATCACTTTTTCTGGAAGCTTCTCTCCCTGTGCAAGATCTACGATCTCAACTGGTCCGTCATCATAGGCATAAGCAAACAGTAGAATCTGAAAGTCCGGAGACTGTACATACTTGTACAGCCCGGACTTTGCAATGTCTACACTACTATAGGTCTCGATATCGATATGCAGGATGTTCTTCTGCGGGATCATAATCCCATAACTCCGCTGCCATTGATCGGAGCCCCCGTGATCGGATTAATTCCAGTGACAGGATTCACACTCTGCTGTGTAGCTGCAGCCTGTGTGTTCATCTGCGGAACTGCTGCGGTCTGGACATTTGCCTGTGGCATTGGTCCAAAGTCTTCCGCTGCTGTTGTTCTTCCTGTTAATGGATCACCTTCTCTGGTTTTCTGGACATTGTTCAGTCCGCATCCAACACCTCTGTTTCCGTTTGTATTATATGGGAAGAAGTTTAAGGAAACTCTTCCGTAGCATCCGGCATATACTTCTGCAGGATTTAAGATTGCCTGACAGTTTGCATCGACAACTTCCGGTCTCTGTTTACTGGATGCTGTCATAACCATATGCCCTTTACATTCTTCTCCGAATGGTTCTCCGTTTGGTCTTGTCCCATCTCCATCATGCATCGGATTCTTCAGCATTGCCGGCATCTGACCATTGAATTTTGTAGAGACACCTTCCTGTGCTGCAGCCTGCATTGCTGCCTGGATTGCATCGATCGTTGCTGTGTCCGTCTTAGGGATCAGGATCGTTACAGAATATTTTTCTTCCTGTCCTGGATTGTTCGCATGTGGCTGAAATACGTGTGGAAATGAAAATCTTACTTCACCTGTTGTTACTTTTGTATTACTCATAGTTTTTTACTCCTTTTATTTAAAATCTTCTGCTGCTGTTGTTTTCGGGTTATAGACCGGCCGTTTATCGGATTCCGGCGCCAGTGTTGGCTTCCCATTTGGTTTTTGGATGAACTCCCCGCAGATCGTCTGGAAGTCTTTCTTTCCGACCATCTTTTCAAGATCTGTCAGGGTAAGCTGTGCCCTTTCATACAGAGTTTCTTTCGGGAATCCATTCTGTTCCAGGACATCCGCCATCTTTTCATAATCCGTGATCATACGATTGCTTCTGCCTTCAACGATCTTCCATCCTGGGATCTCTCCGCCATCGATCAGTTTTGTCTGTGCATAGGACTTTAATTTTTTATGCCATGCAACCAACTGTTCTGCTTTTGCAAGGGCTTCTCCCACCTCTTCGTCTGAAAGCTCCGGTGGAAGTTTTGTTTCATAGGTTTCCAGAAGTTCCAGATTGTCATAAGCTCTCTGTCTGCAGTTTAAGACTTTGCAAAATCTGCAGTGTTCCCCGGAACGAAACTCTCCTTCTCCTTTGTAAGCTAATTCAGCTTTCGGTTTGACTATGACATTGCCCCATGTTGTCAACTCTCGTTTGTTCGTTTTCCATGTGGAAAAGTTATTGAGCCTTGGCTGTACGATATGAAAAAAAATGTCCTCGATCGGATATAAAAATCCGTAAGCCTTTAATGCTCCTAGTGCATACAATCCCATCTGCGGATTTCCACCTGCATTTACTGGAACACCTTTTCCGTATTTAAAATCGATGACATGCATGACCGTACCGCAGATCAGGATGCAGTCTGCAGTACCGAATCCATCCGGCACGTACTCATCAAACTCAACCATTTTTTCCACTGCCATGTATGGTTTCTCTGGAAGACTGTTACTGAGTGTTTCCACATAATCAACGTACTGATCTGTGAATCCCTGCATCTCTTCCTGATACAGTTCATTCTTTTTGATCTTGTTCATTCTTCTGGTATAAGTTCCGGTCTTTAAAGAATCTGCTGTCAGTTTTAACTCACAGATCTCATGTGCCAGGGTCCCTTCTTGGGTATAAGAGGTCTCTGTATCTGGAAGCTCATCACACAGTTTTGCGGAAGGAGTACAGTGGATCCACTGCACCGCTCCGCTTGCTGATAACAAAGCATGTTTTCTTTTCTTCGCCATCTTAGATCACCGCCCCGATCGCTTTGATCGCAGATGCAAACTCCCCATATTTCTCCTGTGGCAGATCCATCAGAGTCTGTGCACCTAAAGCTGCCAGCGTATTCTGGACATCCTGCATCTTTCCGGCATCGATCAGACCTGTCGCTGCGACTGCCAACTGCTCCATTGTATATGTAGGGGTTGCTGTAGCTGTTGGCACTGGGCTAACTGTAGGTGCCACTTGTGCAGTCTGTGTTGTTGGTACAGGCTGTATGTCCTGTACTGGTGGTGTGTTCGGCACTGTTGTAGTTGTTGCGGTTGGTGTGACTGCCTGCTGTACTGCGGGTGCTACCTTTGCTGCATCTACCTGTGTTTCCTCTTTGCAGTTTCCTGCGGCATTTGCCAGTGCAAAGATGGCATTTGCCAGATTGTCAAGCCCTGTTATGTTTACTGTAATCTCCATTGTTATGTCCTCCTAATTTTTCTTTGTTTAATAGATACCCGATCCCTAAGATCTGAAAGATCAGGTTTGTATCAAGATCCTGTCCAGCTTTATGCAGCCGGACAAGAGTTTCAACCCTTTCATAAGATGCGGCTAATTCATCGTATACTTCACGACTGATCAGCAATCTATCTCCCTTCATCGTTTATATCCTTTCTACTTGTTTCTTAAACCCACACTCTGTCGTCATTCGCCACTGTACTGCTTTTGAAATCTCTTTATCTAAAGGATCTAATTCTTTGGACAATGCGTTCGCTAATACTCTCAGAGATGCTACGATATAAGGTAGTGTTCCTTCAGAAACAGGTGTTACACTATCTGATATTTTAAGAAGAATGTCTCTGCTTACTTCTCTCACAATATCGTTCACTTTATCGCCTTGGTCGGTTGCTGCGCATTTGTATGCTTCTTCTATTTTTTTTTTCGCACTGTAATAAAAACTCTTTTGTCATTGTTCCTTCTCACTTTCTGTGCTATAATGCACTTGTGTTAAATTATTTATATCCGCACCTTCTGGAGTTGCCGCTTCAGGGGGTGCATTTTTCTTTCATCAAGCTCTTTCAGAATTTCTTTCTTATTTATCAAATTTCTTCACTCCTTCCTCATAGATCATCGCTGTGATCAAACACAACGCTGCTAGTTCCTTAAATATTCCCATTGCGATCAGCACCGCTGCCGTGCAGATCATGGCTTTTGTTTCACTTTTCATCTCATGCTCCTTTCTCAAACACTTATCATTTCAGTTGCAAAAAACTTTTTTGCATTTATGAAATATCTATGCTTATTTTCACTTGTCCGGATTGCATATCCCCATGGAAAAATCCCTTGAATCAGTCCTTTTTCGATTGTTGGAACACCCATTCCCATCAAATACGCAACTTCTTTCGGGGTTAACGTCTCTATTTTCTTTTTAGGAATTACTATCTCTTCGAAGTAATTCTCTGGAAGATCAAATGCTTCTGCGATCTCATTTCGTCTCGCTTTTGTTGGTTCCGAATCTCCAGACATCCACTTACTGACGGTCGATCTACTTACACCGCAGATTCTGGACAACTCTACTTGATTGATGTTTTGATCTGCCATTACTTTTTTAAGCCTGTCCCTGAACACCTTTATCACCTGCCTTTCTTCAGATGGCTTAACTCTCCGTCCGATTGAGTGCTATTTTTAATGATTAACCAATTTTATGGAGGAGTTTCGGGGTTATATGTATCGGACAGAGGATTAAGCCATCTGTTGATTGTCTCCACCAGTACTTTTAGACATTTTTGAGCGAAAATCTTTTCTTTAAATCGCTCTCTATTCAGCTGCTAAAAACTTATTGATAAAATACTGTTGGCCTTTTCCTGTAACTTTCGGGGTACGAGTAATTCTGTTGCATCCGTTCCCATCAATACGGACAGATTCTTTAATTTCAAAAAGTCCCATTTCCATACTCTTTTGAGTTGGCATGTTCCAATCGTTACCTTTTTGCTTAATCAGGTAACCGTTGTTTCTCAACCATTCAAATAATCTTCTTTGTCCTGTCTCTACTCCATTCTGTTTAAGAATTTTGGCTAATGCCCCAACTAAAATTGATGTATTTGCAGATGTGATCGCATGTCCCAGAATCGCATGCGGTTTCATTCGTTCGTTTTTCTCCTGCAACAATCTGTTCTTTTCCCTCTCTTCTTTAAGAGCTGTAAAGGCTCTGATTGCCATTTCTGGATTATCAATCAGTTCATCAACTGCATACATCCCGTGTTTCCTGATCTGTGGTAATACTTCCGCTGTTACCCAATGCTTGAATCTCTTCGCATTAGGCATCTTACTTGAAAGGATTAAGCTGTAAAGACCTGATTCATTGATAAATATTACTTCTCTATTCTGACCTGACAGAACGATTCGTTCGGTCAGCTTATCTTCTTCATCAACGTGATCTCTTACGGCCTTCGGTGTGTTTGTATAGCCGAGAATCCCTGCTACATCCTTACCAACAAACATTACATCGCCGTTTATTGTAGCTGTTCTTACAGAACCAAATTCTTCTGATTTAAACGATTCTAATTCCATTTTTCTTTTCTCTCCTATTTATTTTGATTTTTTGTTGAATTTAATTCACTATTCTTTTTAAAAAAAATTTCGTCTCTTTCTTTTGTAGTTAGATGTAATGTTGCTTGTAATGACGAAATCTCGGAGGCCTTGAATTCACCTAATCCCTTTAATCTGTTATACAATGTCTCTCTGAGCATTCCAGATTTTTCAGCCACTGCTTTAAAGCTCATTCCAGAGTCATTAATCTTATCAGTCAAGGCTTTCATATCGACCATTTTCTTTTTCTCCTTTCTTTGTTGAATTTTAATCACACTCATAATATAACACTAGTGTGAATATCCGTCAACACTTTTTCATAATTTTGTTGAAATTCTTTCACACTCATGGTATATTAATATCAGAAAGGCGGTGACTAAATGATTGATCTATATAGGAATATTCGAAAATTTAGAATCGAACATAAAATGTCTCAAGATACACTTGCTAAGTTGACTGGTTACACGAGTCGATCATCCATTGCAAAAATTGAAAAAGGTGAAGTAGATTTGCCTTTATCAAAAATAGAAGCCTTTGCGGACGCATTAAATGTTGAACCTTCAGAACTTATGGGAGACACTTGGGAAGATGATGTTATAAATTCTTCGCGTCTCGATGTCGCTGAACATTTCGACGGTGATCCCTTCTTGATAGCCAAAGCTATGGAAGCAGAGAAAAATGATGCTCTATCAAATCAACCAGAACTGAACAAACGAGACTCAAAACAAATAGAAGAAATCCTACAGCAAACTAAAGACAAACTGACGTCCCAAGAAGGACTAATGTTTGACGGTAATCCTGCTTCTCCTGAAGCAATTGAATCTATTCTAAGTGCAATGGAAATTGGTATGGAAATGGCAAAGAAAAAGAACAAGGAAAAATATACACCTAAAAAATACAAAAAGGACTGATGTGAATGGACATAAAAAAGATTGTAAATTCGCTTGTCAAAAAACACAAAACAAGAAATCCCTTTGAGATCATCAAAGGACTAAATGCTATCCTTGTGCCGGTGCCACTTGAGGGTGTCAGAGGATTTTATCAATATTTTCAAC